TCTGATAGCGATAATCTTTCTTTCTTCCGTCTTGTTGCTCTTTCTTTTGGTTTAAAATCTGTTACTTTTTCTCCACTTCTTAATCTCTTTCTAACTACGTCTCTTTCTTTCTTTCCTCTTAAGTTTTCTGGACTTTGAAGATCTATCGTCTTTCTCTTTTCTTTGTGTGGCATTTTATCTTTGTTTTAGTGGATTTGGAATTGTTACTCCTATTGCTGCTCCGATAACGGCTACAACTATTGTGAATAGTGTGCCATTTATCCCGTTATATAGCGCTCCCATCTCTAGGGCGGCTAACGCTATGATCCCTGTGCATACAATTCTCCCATCGCATTTGTTATTTTTTTTCATTATTGCCCTGCTCCTGCGGTTGTTTCATTTGGCTGTGTTGCCATATCCCCATCTTTTTTCTTATCGCTTAATAATTCATTTTCTAGACTTGCTGGAAATTCTAACTCTATTTCTATTCCTAATTGGATTCCCACCTGTTCTTCAATAAATAATTGTTCTTCTTCTATTGTCTGCTGAAATGCTAGATATGCTATCTTTGCGCTTGCTTCTGTAAATTCTCTTGCACTCCCCACAATTATATCTGGCACTCCTGTCGCTTGGAAAAAATATTGATTAAGAGCGTCTATCCATGGGAGCGGATTTAATGTTGAGAATTGGGGCATACTTACTCTATCCATTTCTACTGTTCCTAGGGGGATATATAGGTTTTCTCCTTTTGCTACTGCTGCGTCTGCCTTTGCTTTAAATGCTGCTATCTTTGCTGTATCATCTGTATCTAATTTAAAAATATTTATTGGCATGACGTGTCTATGCATAACAGTTTTTAGATCTGCCATGGCTTCGTTTCTCATTAAAATAATTGTTTCCAAATTATCTATAATGCTTACTCCATGGATTTCATCTGCCACCCTGTTTCTTGCTAAATGAAATATATCCTCTGGCGCGAATTTCTTATCGGGTGTTTTTACTTTAGAAATTTGCTCGTAGCGAATAATTACTCCCTGCCTATTTGCTACGATTCTTATAGTAGATGGATCTAGTGGTTTTAAATTTATTAAATTTCCGTCATCATCTGTTACTCTTTCCGCAAAACTATCTCCACCTATATGGCACGTTCTTATTAGGTTTTCCAGGATTGTATTAAATGTATCTTTACCCCAGCCCTTAATTGATTGTAATATCATGCTTGTTTCTGGATCTGCCTTAAATCCTTTCCCCACCGTCCATGTTGCTTTTGCATTTATTGTCGCTGTTAATTCTGGGATCTGTTTATAATATCCAAATTGTTGCGCCCAGTTTTGATTTGTATAAGTTGTTTCTTTCTGATCCGCTGCTCCATCTGTCGTAGCGCTATCTACGGAAAAGTCTGTCATTACATTTGTTAGATCGCTTGCAACTGCACTCGCTATTTTTTTGTCTGCCATTATGTTATAATCCCCATTATTACTAAATCTTTAATTCCAGGCTGTTCTTCATCTAGAGAAATCGCAAATCCTTCTTCTATCATCTGTGTTCCTATATCGAAGCCGCTATGTCTAACCTCTCCTAATAATCTTCCCCATTTTCCCACTCTGTTATTTTTGTTTATTATGACTTCAATTTGTTTTCCTTCTATCATTTCTTTTAATTTGTCTCTGCTTCTTATTCCCCCTGTCTCATTAAGTTCGGGAGCTAAAAGATTGCTTATTCTTAACGGAAATTCAAAATTCCTAAATCCTGTTTTTAGTTTTATTGTGTCTCCATCTGTAACCTTCATTACTTTTGCGTCGAAATCTTCCACGATTTGTTCGTGCGGACTATCAAAATAATATAGCCCCATTTGGTTGTTTGTCAGTTCTGGAAATCTTTTAAAGTCATGTGCCATTATCGTATCCTTATTATGAATTTAAATCTTGGAGTGTATGTTACCATTGCCGCCCTAATAAAGTCATCTGTTCCAATTGTAACTGTAAACGCATAATAATAATTATCATTGTCTATAGTCGCTGCAGATATTGTAGTATCTTCAGTATCTACATTTCCAGTAGCCATTGGAGTTGCGCTACTTGCGTCTTTATCTACTCTGTTTAAAATCCATGTATTAGTTGCGTCCTCTCCATACACTATAGCCCCTGTTACTACAGCTTTATGAGGTATTTGTATATCTGCTACAAACGCTCCACTTCCAGTATCAAATTTCGTTCCAAAAGCTCCCTTAGCTACGTCATCTGTTGCCGGGGCTGAACTCTCCCAACTAGCCCCGCCTATTGATACATGCGATGTATTTAAATCTGGAACTGCACTCCCATTATAAACGCTCAAAGGATCATTTACTGTTGTTCCATCACACTCTAAAAACCCTTCTGGGAGACTAGCAAATGTATTATCCCACTCTATTATCCCACCAACGGGAATATCTGCGTTGCTCCTAGTAGAGCTTTCTACTATTGTTGTTCCTGCAATTAAAGTATCAGCCATTGTTTATGTTTGTTACCGTTTCTTGGTTTTTTAATAATCCTATACATTGAATAAACCTAGCCCAACAAGTGTTCATTAAGTTTTCTGCTTCTCTTATTGAATTATATCCAGAGTTATCATAAGCAATAAGGAAATATCCGCAGTAGTTTGTTTCTATTTCTGTTAGTAATCCTGTTTGATCTACGTTTAATCCAGAGAACGTATCGGAGTAATTTGTTCTTGTTAGATTATTACAAAATGCTTCAACTTCCTTCGCTAGTTGATTAATGTTTGCTTCTGTTGAAGCTGCAGTAGCTACCCCCGATCCTGCTTTAAATTTTATTTCGTCCGATGTTGCAAATATTCCTGTGTGTGCCATGCTTTTTCTAATTTATCCATAACTTTAAACCTTTCGTTTTTGTAGCCCATGCTGCTCTTATTAGTCCTTCTGTGATATGGCTGTATTTTCCAAATATTTTGACGTTTTGAGTTACTGGATCTATTTCTACTTGGATAGATAATAGACTCATTATTAAATTTTCATCATTTGGGAGTTGGATCATACCTCGCTCCATTAAGAGTTTTAAATTCCCATATAGATCTTCTTTTAGAATTCTTCTTGCCTTTGTTTTGTCTGCTAATATACTTCTGCTTGCATTATTGATTCCTTCTGCTTTTCTTTTTACTGCGTCATTTCTTATTAAAAAATCTAGAATTGGTGTTCCTATTCCCCCGTCATCTAAATATATCTTTTGAAAATCCCATGCTTTATCTAAATCTAAAATCTTTTCAACGGTATTAACTGCGCTTACTCTTTGAGTTGTTTCTACATATCTTACTTTACAATAATCATTTCTTTTGATCTCCATTATTACATAAGCATTTTCGTCTCCCCCATATCCCGCCAGATCTACTCCTAAAAAATAATCTCCCGCCCCATGAAAAAGAGAAGAAGGTGATAAACTTGTCTTGGGCGGGAGTATGCAGGAATCTACTAATTCCTTTGTGAAAAATTGTTGTAATGAATCTAAAAATTCTGCTTCGTATTCTTGCATATATTGCAGAGTTGTCATACGTTTCTTTTCTAATTTTAAAAAATCTTTATCTATTCTTGGACATTCTTCCGTTGTCGTGTGGAACGTCGTGAAGTCCGATCCTTTTTGGAACGCTTCGTAGAAGAATCCGACGTTTCCTCTGGGCGTGGAGAGTATATCCATAGTTCCGCCAGTAGTTGCAAGCATAGGGCGGACAGCCGTCCATACTTCTTCGGGGATATAGTGCGCTTCATCAGCGACCAATTTGTGGATCGTATAATTTCGCAGACCATAGCCAGTTCTTCCAGCGGGGAGCGCAATGATTTTCGAGCCATTTCTTAATTCCACCTTATGTAGTGTGGGCTTCTTTTTTATCATGTGTTTTGCTAGGATAAATATATGTGCTTTTACCTTCTCGAATAATTCTACGCTTTGTCGATCTACTGCGCCTATTATTAGTGTCTGTGTTTTCTCGTTTAGTAGTGCGAATAGTGCAACCCTTAACGATTGCGCAAAAGATTTTCCACTTTGTCTCCCAGCTCTTACCGCAACATTCCCTTTTGTGTTTATATAATCTCTTTGCCATGGATCTAATTTAATCTCCAGTTGTTTCTCTGCATAAACCACCGCACTCTCTGCATTCCATAAGTTTTCCTTCTCTCCAGGCTTGGATTGATTCGTAGTGATACCCATGGATTCTAGAGATTTGCTCGATCTTCTCTCGATAGTCATCTATTCTTCCTTCCATATTAATAAACCAGCGACTTCTTCTATCTTACCAGCGTCTTTTAGTAATTTGATATACTCTAATAATGTCCTTCTAGAAGTTCCCCAATTTAATGAACACTCTGCGATTAATGATTCTTTACCTGCTTGGTCTTTGAGTTTTTTAATGACTTGCATTATCTCATTAATCCTTCCTCTCCTCTTTTCGTCGTGTCCTGTCATCAAATAACTACGTGTGTTCTCTATTTAAACCTTTCTATAAGACTAAAAAACACCATCTCTCGTCGCTATTTCATGCACTAGCGCGCATTTCTGTCTACGTCTTACGTCCTTTGGCGCGTCCAACGGAGTTCTTTTCGCTCTCCAGACCAATTAAAATTGGTTTATGCTGGGGATAGCCAGAATACACGCGTAAGAATACGGCGTATTTCTATTTATGATTGTGATCCGTTTGTTATAAAGGTTGTTTTGCATTATGGAGTAGTATAATTATTTTATTATTACTAGACAACTTTGAAGATGCCAGTTTATTTATATTTTTGCATCAAGATTTTTTGTTACATAGTTACATAATGGTTAGTAGATATTTTGTTTTTCTTTATTTTTTCATTTATAACAAGAATATTTTTTATTGCATTATTCATGTAATTCATTCTAAATGAATAACAAGATCAATGATTTTCATAAAATATGTATGTTAAATTTATATCACAATTCACAGGCATTTTGAATGGCAGTACACTTTAATATACATTATCGGCAAATTAGACATTTTCCCTTTGATGTGTGTCACTGATAAAGTCTGGATCACTAAACTGACCTTGATCCACAAAAATATTAGGTCAGTTCATAACTAGCATATCAGTGCTTCAAACATCACTGTTAAGCAATGACATCAGTTTTGAAGGT